TTAAATTTTCACAGTTTTTATATCAACATTTGCTTTTAAAATTTCCTTTGGGGTATATTCCTCAGTTTGTATTATTGAATGATGTCTTGCTTGATCTCTTACTGCTATTGTTGGAACTCCAGCTTTTAATAAATTTGTTATTCCTGTATCTTTTAAACTATACCATTGATATTTTTTAGACAAGTTCAAATGCAATCTTACTTTAGCCCATTCATCAGATATTTTTTTAGGAGCAAGTTTATTTTTACCAGGTAAAAAACTATCTGAGAATAAGTAATCACCAAGTTCAGCATTTTTAATATGATCAACTAAATAAGGAATTACCAAATCAGGTATTGTAACTGGCATGCTTTTTTTGTTTTTGGAAATATTACTATTAACATAGATAACGCCATTTTTTAAGATAATATCGCTTACTTTAAGTTTTGTCATTTCAGTTCTTCTAATTAGACAATAGTAACATAGTAAACAAAGCATATAATAATTCCTCTTTTCGTCTTCTAAGTATTTGAAAATTTCCTTTAAAGCTCCATCAGGTATTATTTCACGTTCTTTTACTTTTTCTGGAATTAATTCTATTCGATTCGTCGGATTATGTGAAATAAATTTTTTCACTATTAGCCAATCACTAAATGTTTTAATGAAGTTTAAATAATTATTTCGAGTTCTAGCTGAATTATCTCTATCATAATAAATAACATCTAAGAAATCACGCACTAACTCACCTTTAAACTTAATAACAAACATATCCTCTTCTTTTATCTCTTTGAGGTATTTGATAATATTTTTAATAAATGATTTGTAGCTCCTTAATGTATCTTCTCTTTTTTCGTTATTTCTTACTTCTTTTTCAGTTCTATCTAAAAATAGTTTTGATGCTTCAGTAAATTTATAAAACCCCTTACTTTCATTTTCATTTAAAAATGGGTTCCATCCCCTTTCAAGTTTTCTATTAATTTCTAAAACCATCTTACGGCCTAACTTTCTTCGTTCGGTAATACTTTTTAATGGACGCACCCTATTAGCTTTTCTCTTAAGCTTATTATCAAAAGGACATTTGACATAATAAATTATTTCCCAGCGTTTGTTTTCTCTCAATTCTGCAGGTACATAATCTACTAAGGATACTACGGTTTTTGGGTTTTGACTAGTGGACATTTTTTTTTTACATCAGGTTTAAAAAACTGTTGTAAAAAGTTAAACATCAATTTGCGGCGAATTTGCGGCGTTAATACCGCTATAAACTAACAAAACCCTTGTTTTCAAAAGGGTTTTGTTCAACTTAGTAGCGGGAGCAGGACTCGAACCTGCGACCTTCGGGTTATGAGTTCGAAGATTAAACCAATCATTTACTTTGAGCCCTTATTTTATTGACTTAAAGTAAACAACCCACTAATAAAAACTGTTAAAATAGTGTACGATTTAAGGCACGTTGTTAACATCTGCAATTTAATATAAATGGTTGAAATTTCTAATAGATAACTTTAAACAGTTATAATTTTATCTATTAATGGTTTTATTTCACTACTGATCAAAAGATCTATCTCGGTTGTCTCCATTGAAACAAACCCCTCATCCAAATCTGTTGCAACACTACAATAAACCAAAGCATCATCTTCTTCAGATAACGAATAACGTTTTATAAACTTCAAATAAGAATATGTAATCAATTGCTCATAATAAATATCTTTCAACATTCCCTTAGGCATAGATAAGGTCTCTATTATCAAACTACCCTTATTTTCTAGTTCTTTTAGTCGTAGAACATAATCAGAATCTACTTCTACTCCTTTGTATTTTTTGTCAACATCTGGATCATCTTTTCTATGACCAAAAACAGCATATACAGTATTCGGTGAAGTTTTCCCATTAACAGCAACAAACACGATAAATCTCATTGCCTTAGTTCTACTGTAGATCTTCTTATTAATATTCGAAAGTTCATCATACAGGTTTAGTTTCATAAGATTTGACAACATATAAGCACCCTCTTTAATTACTTTATTGTCATTTTTCAATAATTTAATCTCTTCTTTTTGCTTCCTATCTTTTCTGTCGGTTATATATTTATAATAACCAAAAAAAATTGGTGCCAAAACACCAATTAATTTTAACAAAAGCTCAAAGAACTCTATTGTCTTATCATCCATCATTTTCATTAATCATTTTAGACTTTATATAACGCTCCAGGAACTTTAAAATAGTAGTATGAAAACCAAAAGCAATCCAGTAACTAGCAATATATTTTCCCAAACCAACCTTTAAACTAATAGCATAAGGTATAGTAACAATTAAGCTAAAAACTATTATTTTCAAAGTTTTACTCTTCACAAAGACAATAGGAACTTTATGCACAAACCATCCTGAAGTAATAACTAACAGAACTATCATTACATTGATATTACTTATAACAGAATCAACTAACTCAGTATAACTCCAACTAGCCATATTCAACAGAATTTAATTTATACTGAATTGATTAACACTATAATAACCAGAAATTGTTAAAACTCCATTACCTGAATAAGCTGGAGCTCCTAAAGAACTAGCGTCCTCTTTATTCTGAAAGTAGATGTAATTATCAGTTACTCTTGGAACGAATAATTCACTCTCTTGAGACAAACCAGTATTTCTTATATTTAATATAGATACACTCTCTAAAGAACCAGACTTTAAATAAGGCATATTATTAATTCTTAGATCACCAGATGGCGAACCATTTCCTCCAATACCAACAAAAGAAATCGTAAAATAAACAATATTACCTACCCTATAATACACCCCATTAGTTGTTGATACATTATAAGAATAGCCACCACCACTATCAACCAAAACAGGATTAAAAGAAGTCTCATCTTCATATATATTGGAAAAATACGACTTAACCCAACCAGCAGTTGTTAAAGTATTATCGCCGTTAAGATTAATAACATGGTTTGCCATATTAGAAGTTAAAAGACCGTCAAACTCAAATTCAGTAGCCTTCATTTTAATATACTCTTCCTCATCATTTAACTTAAAATACGTTTCCCCGCCCTGTCCGTTAGGATCACCAATAAATACTTTAATCTCCCCTTCAGAAACCAAACCATCACTATACACACCTTCTACTCCAATTATATTTGGGGCCGAAGGATCACTATCATCAACAATAAAATTATTTCCTCCCGAAATATTTCGGACAACTACTCCCAAATCTTGAATTACCTTATCTACAAAACTTACCTTTGGAAGGTAACGAATATCCCCTTTATCATTTATAACGACTAAACTATCACTATCTGCTCCTACTCTTAAATTCTTAATCTGTAAGTCTCCAGTTGTAATCTTATCATTTCTTTGAGAATAAGAGAATAATACTGAAAAAACTAACATTAAAATTGAAAAACACTTTTTCATACTTTTTACTTTAAAATTAATAACCTTACTTCACTTTCTGGATTCGTCTCTACAAACAAACATTTACTTTTAACATAACCTAAACTTAATTCTGTAACTTCCTCTGCGGAAACATAAACGGACTCACACCCATCTTCAACCCTTTTAACTATAACATTTGATTTCTCTGAAAGATGTATTGACAACACAATTTCATCTCCCTTCATTCCAAAATATGCCCGCCCTTTAGCATCCGTTTTTTCGACATACCAAGCTTGACTAACACCTAAAACTTCCATTTCCTAAAACATTTTATAATAAATTACTTTTTAAACACTATTATTTCAACTGAACCATCAGAATCTGCTTCCAACCAAATTTTTGGTATTTTTAAAAATCCAAAATTCAAAACCCCTTCTCCTTGAATACTACCATAATCTTCTTTACCACTATTACTGCCTGTTTTTAGATAACCAGAACCTGAAAAATCAATAGCCATTAACAAAGAATTCTCTGGCAAGTCATACTCAACTGATTCACCCATAATTAAATCACCTAAAAGAATCTTTTTAACACCTTTCTCACTTAACTCATTAATTGCCTCTAATAGAGATTTTTTAGTTGTTGTTTTTAACAATGACATATCAATCAATCTTTCATCTGAACCATCCCATAAGTTCTGACCAAAACAAGCCAAAATAATTTCCAGAAAATTCTGATTCAATTTATTTCCAACCGTCTTCCCATCATCTCCTGACTGATTATTTACCCCTGTACCAAGATTAAATTTTTTCATTTCCTAAAAATTATTTTTCTTCACTTAAAAACCATGTATCATCACTTAAAAAATGTCTAGTACTATCTAAAGTAAAAACCCCTCTTCCTTCATTAGGATCAACATAGTTTGAGTTTTGTTCGAAAACAAAACGATGAATTATCTTTTCCGTATTCATATCTATACTTGTATTGACAACCAACTTAATTCATTTGACTTTTCTTCGTTCGATTGAACAAATACTATCCAAGATCCTGACGAAGGAAATTCAATACTAAATTCAGAGTCCGACAAACTCAAATTTTTTATAATCTTGGCCCCTTCTAATGTTTGAGTACTAATATTAAACTTCTGAACGATTTGTTGCAGATTAACGGGCGCATAACCATCCTCGTAACTAACTAAATATTTCCCCTGAACATTCAAAGGGTCACCAATATCAACTTTTGTAATTGCAATTTTAGACTGAACTTCTTCCTCACTAGTTGAAACAACATGAACATATTGTCTGTTCGAAAAATACTCCCCTTGTTTCAACTCAATTTCATACCACCCTTCCTCCTCAGGCTGAATATTAACACCGAAAGACTTTATTGTACTACCATTACTATGTGAAATAGGAAAAGCCTCTTCAGTTCCTTCATAATTAAAACTTGAAGAACTAACATAATTCTCAAGTTTTCTTAAAAACAACATTGCATTTACCTGATTAATACCTGTAATAGTGTAACTTGTTTCTAAAAAATACACATATGCACCAAAGGAAGTCGGAGATAAAAACTTGGTCGATATAACAATGCTAACATCATTAACACCACCTCCATCAGGAATTTCAAAATCATAGTCAACCGAATCTGAAATTTCTCCTATTTTCTTTTCAACTAGAACCAACTCGGTTTGATTTCCTGTTAAATCAAGCGTAAGATTTTCTATATTATAATCACGTAAGCCCTGATAATTAAACCTGATTATATCAATAGGAGAAAATAAGCCTTGACACACACCACTCATTTTCACGTTAATTTCATTTTGCAATTTCAAATACATTTTTGCAAAAACATCCAAATAAGAGGAAACTTCCTCGTCAGTTGATAACTTCCATCTACCCAAATGATAATCTGAATAATTATAAACCTCAGAATCCAAACGTATCTCTAATAAATCTCCTTCCTCTATAAAAACATCTTGTGAATTGGCAGTAAGATACTTTTGCTGAACAATACACTCACCTCCATATTCTGAATCATATACAACCGAATAATTCAACTCATTAACCTTTTCATAGTTAAGTGAATCAGTTTTTTTAACATACAACTTAAAACCATTATTCAAATAGTTAAAATCCTTCTTTGAAATTTTCATAAACAACAATTCAACAAAAGGATTACCGAGATACTCAACTTCTTTTAAAACAAAAGAACTTGGTATCAAAGAAATATTAACCGGAAATAAAGTAGAATTAATAATTTGACTCGTTATAGAATCAGAAAAGTCAAATCTTCTCTTAGAGAAAGAGTCAACAGCAGCTGAGTGAAACAATTCTTCTTCATATATTGTTGTAAAAGCTAAACCTCTATTCAAAGAATAACCAGCTTCCCCTTGATGATTTAAAGTGAAATCACATTTTGTAAAAACTAAACCTAATCCTAAATAAACCGTATTTAAAACAGGTTTTTCAACAGCAGGAAACAATCTTATATTATACCAACCCGTTTCCTTTAAAATAATTTTATCGATTTTCAATTCGCCTTTTATCTGAGAAGAACTTTGGGCTGTTAACTTAAAATCATAAATCCCTTTAGGAATATCTACATACTCAAGATTACTTAGAACAATTTCTTCCTCAACAATACTGGAGTTTTTGAAACTTTTCCTAGTAATAGCAAAGTAAAAAATGTCATCATAAGACCCTTCTTTGATATTTTCAGACAACGAATCATCCTCCACCGGAGAATATTCAAAATCAATTGATAGAGTTGCATATCTATTTAAATCATCTGAGCCTTCAACATAATATGACTTTACTAAAGTGGCATAATTATTCTCTAAATCTGTTTTACTCGAAACAAAATCTCTAAAAACTAAATTAGGACCTATAAAATCTTTCCCCGTATTCGGGGTAGCACTTAACCCTATAAAATCATTAGTGAAATTTAGTTTAGAATAATCAAAATCAGCGTCATAAAAAGACAATAACACTGAAAAATCTATAGATGAATTTGATATTAAAGTCCAATACTTAGGAGTTCTATCATTTACATCAGAATCAAAATTTAAAGGAAAAGCAAGAGCATTATCTTTAGGAATTATATGTTTTGATTTATCTGAATCCCAATTAACCACTACTTCATTAAGCAAAGGCTCTATTGAAATCATCTGTTCACTATAAAACTTAACAAACTTCTTATTTCTTACAAATGTACTTTTGCCCTCGTACACTATCGATTGTAAATATTTATTACTATAAACAAAAAACTCAATTTCATCATGAGCAAACTCATTTAAACCAATAACAACCCATTTGCCAAGATACTGAAACAACTTACACCCAATACTTACCAATAAGTCGCTAAGAATATCATAAGTCCTTTTCTTTCTTCCTGAGTCCATATAAACTGAAGTATCTACAATGAGATCATTATAATTCAACTCAAAGAACAGTTGCTGAATTGCAGGAGCAAACCAGACATCTAAAAACAATCCTGTTTGATTCAGACAAGCAATTAAAATCTCAATAACTGATTTTCGTTCTTCGTAAAAAGAATCTTGCAAATACTTTCTTTTTAAACGAGCTATACCATCAGAAGCAATAAAATCAACAAAAAAACCGCTATGATCATAAGGCTCAGAAAATTGTTCAGGAAGCAAAAAACCTTCCCAAAATAACTCAACTTGATCATTTTCATTTCGAGTTTCAACTATCACTTTAAATCTAGTTTCACTACCAGTAAACAGATGAAAGAAATACGCTTCATCATTAACTGGAACTAACATATTAAATTGGAGTTCTGAAGTAATTAGATTGTGAAACTTTGAGTCAGAACCATTGTAAATTAACTTAGGTGAGCCCTGTTCAGTTTTCTCATAAGACAATTCACGTCCATTGCCCTTTGCATCTATTATCTTTATATCGTAGAATACACTCATTACTTCGTTCTAGATTTTCTTGAATTATACTTATCTAGAACAAACTGCAACTTTCCTGCATCAGCTGTTATCCTTCCTCCCAAAACAATATCTAATGCCTGTCCAGCTGGAGTTATCAAATCCTTTAACTTATTCAATGGAGCAACAACCTCTGGATTATTACTTGCTCCAGCATACTCTCCTATCAAAGCATTTGTCGGACCGTAAACTATACCCCCATTTGCAAAAGGCCTTGGTGATGAACCACCATCTCCACCAGAAAAGTTAGTCGCAATACTACCAATCAAACTTCCAATTGCAACCAAAGCTACACCCGCAGCAATAGCTGTAAAAGGATTTGTAAAGGCCGCTTTTATCGCTAGCATTCCAACACCAATTTTTATTGCGGCTTTCCCTAATTGAACGGCTATATCTCCAACAGTTTTAAGCAACAAACCAGCAACATCTCCCATACTTACAGAACCATCAAACAATCCCGCAATCATAACTCCGAAATTCTCTAAAACAGAAGCTGAAGCAACAGAAATTGTATCAGAAATCTCAGTTGAAAAATCAATAAAACTGTCATTAACCGACCTTAATTCAGTTTCCAACTCTTCTCTTTCTTGTTTTACACCCTCAACTATACCTAAATCAGGAATCTGAGCAATCTTCCCTTCACCATTTCGCTTATCATCTAAAACTCCACGAACTTTATTTTTAGAACCATTTACACCTAATTTAACCGGTATATTTAATGGACTAATCTCATTTACTTTTTCAATTATCTCAGTCGTATCAATGTTAGACTTTAATAGTTTAATTTTTGATCGATTACCAACATTTTCAAAGGCCTTTTTTGTATTATTCCCAACATCACTCATTAACTTCGACCAATCTTCTTTTAACGACTCTCCAACACCAGAAACTCCCTTCCGAGTTTCATCTTTGTATTTTGATACTATTTTTGGAATTTCCTTGAATGATCCAGTGAATACAGCCTTGAATATTCTTCCAATAAGTTTAAACCTACTAACGAAAGAAGCAATAAAACCCTTTACTAAACTTGAGATTGACGAGAAAGCAAATTTCGCTACTGACCACATATTCCTGAAGACTAGAACAACGCTTTCAACCCCAGCTCTGAATAAAGAACTTTCATTATACAAGTCAATGAAATAGTTAGCAATATCAACTAACACTTCCCTAATAGGTGACCAATTTTTATAAACTATTACTCCAATTGCAGTTAAACCAGCGACTACCAATCCTATTGGACCAGTCAATAAAGTAAAACCAGTTGAAATAGCAGGTAAAATAGTTCCCGCAAGAGCTAATAATGGACCCACAGCGGCAGCTACACCTCCTAAAATAACTATAAACTTCTTTGTTTCAGGAGATAAATTTTGAAACCCAGAAACCAAGCCCTTTATGGTCTCCACAAAAGGAATAATAGCTTCCGCTATAATTGCACCAAACTCCTCGGATAAATCTCCAATACTGTTTTTTAACTGAGTTAAAGGACCTGTTCCTGCTTTTGCAGCAGCAGCAGCACTCCCTCCATATTGTTTTTCTAATTCATTAAGAATAATAGTTTGAGCTTCAGCTAATCTATTTGTTTCTACAAGTGTATTTATTGTAGATTTCTGTTCTTCCGAAAACTGTATCCCGGAACGACTTAAAGCTGACAAATTAGCAACAGGATCATTCAACGCCTTACCCAATTGAATAGAAGCTGACTTTAAATCACCATCTAACCTAGTTGCTAAATCTAATGCGGCTTGTTGAGTTCTATCGAATTGCTGACCTGCAATATTTGTAAAAGTTAATAATTGAGCTGTAACATTTTGCAAAATTTCTTCATCTCCAAAAAGAGTGTTGCTTTGTAAACTAGAAGCCATTTTTTGCAACTCATTTGAAGTAAAACCAACAGCATTTCCTGTTGTTCTTAATCCAGTTTCTACCTGAGCTATCGCTTTAACTTGTTTATCCCAATTTTTTAATGAAAGTGCGGAAAAAGCAATAAAAGGAGCTGTTACCCCAACAGATAATTGAGCACCAATTTTTTGCAAATTCTTTCCCACCTTTTGCATCTGTCTATTGACATTTTGCATTTGAGACGAAAACCCTTTTAAATCAGCGGTAAACTTTATATTTACATTAGCTAAACTAGCCATTGAAAGTTTCTTTTTTTAGATTATTAAAATACTCTTGTAACTCTTTTTTTGTATTAACCTTTCTTTCTATGTGTGTAGGCTCTTCTTCATCCCACGGCAACTCAAAAACATCTTTTAGAGAAAAATCCTTTTTATCTGTATGTGGCAACAAACAGTAAAAAATCGATAACCTTGTTCTTTGCCATTCTCCTTTTTCTTTGATTTCTTCTTTACGACGATAACCAATCAAAATATTTGCAAACTGGCGTGGTGTTAAAGAGTAGAAATAATCAATAGATAAACCTAATTCACCACAAGCCAAAATTTCTAATTCATCAAATGTCGGATCGAATATATTCGTTGCATCCGATCCGACTTTTACTTTCCCCCTTTCTTTGGTTCTACTTTATTGTTTGGCAACGAACTTGAAAACTCTCTCATTACTATAGATATATCAATATCTGACTTTAAAACACTTGTAATAACATCATCAGAATTAACTTGTACATCTGGAGTATGGCTTTTAATTCCTGAGATAATTAAATTTCCAATGAAATCTAACTGCTCAAAAGAAGGATCATCCATTTTATCAAGCTTTAACTCTTTAACCAATTTATCATAACCGGATACTTTATTATACCCATAATGCTGGCAAACATTTCTTAAAGCTCCATACCCAAACTTTAAACCGTAACTTTTACCTAAAACTTTTACCTTGATCATACCGCTATTCCTGTCATTAAAACACCATTACCCTTTAAAGAATAATCAAAAGTTACAGTTTCATCATTTGTTGATTTAACCGAAAAACTTTCAATGTAAGCCTTACCAGAAAACACAACATTACCAGCAACACCATCAGTAAACTCAACATCCACTAGCACACCTGATTGACCTGCATCTGAAATAGCTTTCAAATCATTCTCTGTTCCTGGAGCATTTCTTGCGTACGCATTCGAACTCAAACTCCAAGAACTTTTTCCTGGAGTATTTTCTACTCCGGTTGTATCTTTTGACGCAATCTCCTTAAACTCTCTTTGCCAATTTAAAGTCGCATCTGTTTCATGATAAACTTCATTCGTACCAATCTTGATACGCATTTTTGATCCCTCGTAAAAAGCCATAACTCTTTATAATTTTATATTAAATTTTTGTTCTATCAATAATCTTCCTTCTTCCAATACTCCTGATATTCCTCCCAAATCTTTATATGAATAACCTGAAGATTTAAAAGCGGATGTAACTGCATCAGCTATTGCACAACATTCGTCATACCCTAACGCATAACTAGTTACAATTACATTGTATCTTCTTGATACATCTTTTGACGCTGAACCAATATCTTCTATTCGATAAACAACAAAATTTTCAGATTCTTCAACAGAAGCATATAAAGGATAAATACTTTCAACTGTATTACTCAATAAATCGGTTAATTCACTCGAATTCTTTAAATCCGAATACACCCTTTCTGAACTTTCAACAAAACTCATATACTAAGCTTATTAATTTGTTTTTGAATATACTTAGCCAATCTTTGTTCCGATTCTCTAGCAACCCCACCTTTTGTTTGAGTATATGCTCTATCCATAAATGGATTTGATTTTATTTTCTTAGTTCCCCCAATAACAAACTGCCTTAAATACCAACCATCTGCTTTTTTAGTACTTCTAGGGCTTACAATAACCATCGGATTCAAACTCCTTCGCATTGTTTTCTTTCCTATACTTCTTTTACCTGTACCTGGAGAAATTACTGCTCCAAACACTTGATTTCTTCGTTTTTGAACATGTGGTTTTTTACTCACTGGAGCTAAAGACTTTGCCACCTTTACTGTAGAATTTGCAACTTGCCCTAATATTTTTGTTACTTCTCTCCTTTTCGTTTTATCATCTCCTAATTCCTTTAACTTTCTCTGCAGCTCCCGAAACCCCCTTATTTCAACTATTGATTTAGTCAATTTTAAACGCTTTTATCCTTAAATACCTCTTTACTCCAATTTTAGAAACTGAAACAATATTATACTTCTCATCATCAAACAAAACCTGCTTCTCTTTTGTTGCTCCAGGACCAACTAAACGAGCATCATATCGTAATACAAATGACTTTTTGTTTACATAAACAATTCTTCCTTCAATCTCTTCAGTACCTGAAACATCCTCTACCTTAGCCCAACAATTTTTTAAAACTTGCCATGTACTAGTTGTAGCACCTGTTGACTGTGATTTACTTTCAACATAACTCTGAATCGTAACCCTTTCAGTTAGCTCTCCTATGTATGCTTCATTCCTATTCATTGGAATAATATCTATGCGGCGCTAACATATGCATTACCGCAGTATTTTTAACTTTTGACCTGTCACTTCTAAACTCGTAATACTCTCCGACCAGTAAGAATAATGATTGCTTTATAGCCTTTGGGATTTTTTTAAATCCGCATGTTACCGTTAATGTAACTGCATCTGACTTATTCACTTTAACTTTTGGTAAATCCGATAACAAAAACAAAATTTTACTCTCAAACTTATCAATTGACTCTAAGTAATATAAATCTGTAGAAAGTGTTTGTTGTTCATTGCCCTCATTAACATATTCAACATTATCAACAGATTTAATAGTTTGTCTCTTAAAAGCAAAAACATCCTCGAATGACTTTCCTTTTACTGTATATGTTTGATCTAGTACATCACGACCTAGATAACTTATTATATAAGAGAACGCTGCCTCCATATAACTCATTATTAAAGCATCATCTTCAATATAATCTAGTTCAATCTTCAAATGATCTTTAACTTCTTTTAAAGTCACCAAATCCGTTACCTGTAAATCATTCAACTCTGTATAAAATGCCACTTACTTTAATTTTTTTAAAAAAAAGCCTGCCTCTAAGCAGGCTTTTTAGTATTCAAGAAACAACTAAACCAAATATCTAAAACGAAGATATCTATACTTTCTCAGCGTATTTTGTCTCAATTAACTCCATAGCTAAAGGCTCTGGAATATTCGCCTCATCACCTACATGATACCCTAGTTTAAACAGACCTGTAGGAGACAATAAAAACCTAACCTCTAAAAACTTTACTTTCCCAACAAGACCCATATTGGATTTACTATTTAATTCATCTTTTTTATTAAAAATTCCCATTCAATTTTCTTTTTTTTAAACCAACAAGAATACCTATGAAATAACCCAATCTTTAACAACTGAAAAAGCTTCAGGACTCCTTAATAAAATATCTAAATATTGATTTACAGTAATCTCAATGATTCCTGCCTTTTTTCCTGTAATATTATCCACGACCATATCAGAGAACCCCCATTCTCCAATTAACAACTCCTTAAAACTTCCTAAAATAGCAGCAGATAAATTTGTTCCAGTACCTTTGGTTAGATCAGATGGTAAAAAATTACTAACACCATACCCATAACCATTACACTCATTATTTGTTATTAAATATTTAGCATCACCTGTAGTATGTAAAGACTGTTTTAAAGAACCTTTCGTTTTAGTGTTAAACAGGTACTTTAAATCATTATCATAATAATTTGCATCACCCACCTTAGTCTCCATATCAACTAAGTGACTCCAAGAAGGCGAAGAACCATTAACCCCTGCTGAAAGAATATTCACATCAGGAGAATTTAAAATACCTAAAGGGACATTTCCAGTTCCTGGACCATTAATAGCTGCCAAATCTATTGCTCTTTCAACTGCTCTTCCTATCTCTTCAGCTGTAAACATCTCTAAATCTATTACTGACTGATGCAAGTTTTGAACAGAAATTGGAACAGTCGCAGAAACTCTTTTAGCATCCATAGCAACCCTTTTATATTGGTTCTTAGAAGAATTTACCTCAGAAATTTCACCTTCCCAAGTCGCAATAATTCCCCCTTTATTTTTAACAAAAGACGCAGGCCCCTTTAATCCTCTAACATATCTAGCCCCTAAAGACTCAATAATTGGTTTCGGAGTAAGAGCATCTATGACACCTTTAAATTCCTCATAAACTAACTTACCCCCAAAATCACCAGAATCCTCTCCAACAGTCTGTCCTGCAGCACGCATACTGTTAGGAATAGCAACTCCCTCAATTGTTCCTCCAAAATTTTTAGCTTCCCTTAAAGCTTCTTGGTGATACTCTGCTTCGACTCCATCCAAAACACCTCCAGGCAATTGAGAACGTAACGCTTTATGTAAAGAAAAACGTTCTAACATTTGCTGCTTTTCACGTCTTTCAGATTTACCTAATCCTGTGCCATCAATACGCACTCCATCTGATAATGACGTCGCTTTTTCATTATCCTCAATTATTTGAGCACGTTCAACTTCAGCATTTAGTCGAACTATTTCAGTTTGATGAGCATCAAATTGAGTATTTTCATCATCAGTCATTTGCCTTTTTTCATTTCGTGCCTTATTAACCAATGCTTGTTGTTTTTCCTTTAATGAAGCACGTTCAACTTTTAAATCTTGTAAAGTTTTCATATTACTTTTTTAACTATTAATTATTAATTGTGCTTCACGCACACTTCTTTTTAACTCTTGACCTTCCTCAGAAGAAGCTTCTGAAGACACCTCTTTTTTCACATCCTCAATCATTTCCTCCAAAGTGATTTGATTTCTTTTATGCGCATCGATATTGGAGCCTACTGTCACAACTGACCACTCAAATAGTTCGTGTCGTTCGAAATACAAGACATTCTCATCTTCCCCTTTCTCTTTATCTCCTAACCTTGCTTTATGCACACGAGCTCCAACACTAGCCATTTTTAGTGTTCCGTTTACGACTTTACGAAACACCTTTTCAGCCTTAGGGTTTGTTTCTGCATCTTCGAAAGTTACCACCCCAATCAACTTATCTCCCTCAACTCTCACAGTTGAAGTTCCAATGATATTATCTGGATCATCTGAACCAGACCTATGTTGGTAACAAACAATTGGGTTTTTTAAATACCTATTTAAATCCCAACCACTAATTCTAAAAACGGTATTATAACTATCTACCGCTTCCGAAGAGATTACAAACTCAACCTGACGGTTAGCAATCATCTCTTCTGACACATTCCTTACATATGCATCACGAGTGACTATTCTTTGATTTGAATTTTTACTCATTTGTTTTTTCTTTTAATTCTTTAAGCTTTGTATCAATTTGCTCTAAGGTTTGAGCATTAACAGGAGTTAAAGGCTCAGATAATCCTTCAAGCGAATTCATATCAAGTAATGATCTAACTTCATTTCGTGTATAAACTCCCGAGAAAATTAATTTTGAAAAATATTCTGCTTGCGTTTTTTTGTCTGCTTGAAGCAAAGAATTATGGTTAAAATTGATGTAAAGACCTTTTTCAACCTCTGACTTTGTTAATAACTTAACATCGTATTCAGCTTTAAACGATTTTGCCCATGGAAGAATTGAATCTGATACATGTGCAATTTCTTGATGTTCAATATTAGAAAAAGTTGCTCCTTCCAATGACTTTAATTTATGAGGTGGGATATTTAACCAACGAGCAACCTCGATAACTCCTTCTTTGTTTGTTTGAAGAAATTGCGCCTCTTGCGGAGTTAATCGGATATAATTGAAAGAACCTGATTCATCTAATACAGCAACTTTATGCTGTGTTGCAGTATTTAATCGATTTTGCAACGCACCTGCATATCTTGTTTTTGCCTCAGGATCCATTGGCTTGGCTGTTGTTACAATTCCAATTCCTTCTCCTTTAGTCTCATAATATTCTGAAGCGTACTCTTGTGAGTTTAAGTTGACTCCTAGACTCATTGCAGCTAATGTTACAACACCTACACCTACAATTCCATTTAATGTAAAACCAGGAACATGAATAATCTCGTATGAACTATATGATTTTTCTTTAATACGATAAAATAGCTTTGATTTGTGCTCAATTACTTTTACAGGAGTTAGATTTTGATCAACATACTGTAATGATTCTACTTTTTGTGTGAGCTCATTTCGATTAATAATGGCGTACGCATTTCCTTTTAAAATAGCTGACAACAGCATTACTTTATCAAAAGAAAATGCTGTCATGTATTGATTTGGACGTTTTGAAACTATGTAGTTCAAATGATGGCCTGAAAGTTTGATTCGATCACCATCCTTTTTCCGATAAATCGACTTAGGAAGTTTCGCATAATCGTTTGAAAGAATATTTAAACCATTATAAAATGACGAAAGTGTCAAAGCTGTTGTTTCATTTATTGGTTTTCCACTTTTGGTAATACCTCCAAAGAATGAATTAAAAAAACCGCCCGATTTAACAGGCGTGTTTCTTTTTTCCACAAACTCAGATTTAAGTGACTGTAACAACATTCTTTACATATTAACAATGTAAAGATGCTGGGTTTAGAATTTTAAGAAGTAAACAAATTGTTTGTTTTTAATATTTTGATAGAAATTTTTTAAATATTACATATCCAAAAACCAACTCCACAAGAATTAACATACAAACTAAAAAATATCTTACAGGGTTTCTGAAAATCTCTATTTCTAACAACAATGAAGTTCCAATTGCAACTCCAAATGTTAATAATACTATAGAAATGATTTTCAAGTCATCAAATTTCTTCATGTTCCACTTTTAAATTACCTAAATATTTGTTTATGATTCCATGAATCGTTTGCCTTTCAAGACCTGTTTTCTCTGCTATTGCAGGCACCGTATTATTTTCTTCACTTAAAAACAAATCAATAACTACCGCCGATTTAGTTTCATATGATACTGCCATAATTAATTTTTTAAATAATTTTTCCTACTATTTCTAAATGATTGAATTTCTGAATACTTATACTTACCAAATATGAGATAGTGTAAAAGATTTACTAATTCAAATGCTTGAGTTTGTGTTCTACACTTCTGCAATACTTTAAAATAATATTCCATAAATCCCGCTGTAGTACCTAGTTTTACAACTAAATCATAAGCCAAAGCTTTTAATCTTAGTTCAAATTGTTCCGCTTTTTGGTATTGATTCATTTTAATTATAATCTTCTATATTGTAATAATCTAGACTTTTTATACGGTAAAATATTAACCTCATTTTGTTGATTCCCTCCAAGAATATAAATGTGATCATTACTTTCTCTAATAAAAAAACCTACATGACCTTTCCACGTATATTTAGACCCTCTCCATAAGACAACAATATCGCCTACTTGAGGATTAACAACCTTTTCACCATATTCTAACCAACTTCTAGCATTCAATTTACCCGAATATTCACAGCCTGAAACCTTTGCTACCCAATTAACAAAAGCACTACACCATGCTGTTTCATCTTTTAATTTTGAACCATCAAAACCAATTTCATTGAAATACTTTAAAACCTCAGGATTATCTTCCTTACCTACGTACTCTTTCACTCCTATTTGAGACAAAGCATTATTTAGCAAAATGTTATTATTCATACTAGAGGTTTAATTCAATTTGTTATACCATTCAATTGCTTGCTGAATAGCTTCTACTTGATAGAAATTCTCTGACTCATTTTCAGAAATCAATTCCTTTTTTGCTGATTCTAAAATTTCAATTGTCGTTTCCCCATCAATCAACTTTTGACAAAGTCTTTCTTTTACTACCTTAATTTTTCTTTTTGCTTCCTTTTCTGTTATCATGATATTTACTATTAGTTTATATTTTGTTTACTCATTAGTGAATTGATGATTTTAACATCGAGTTCAGATAACTTATCTCTATTCGGGTATTTCAATTGCATTACCTGTCTAAATCTTAACCCTCTAATTGTTTTGTAGGATTCAAACAAAAAATTATTATCAATCCAAAAATGGTCGTGACGTTTTGACTTCTTATGTTGCAACATATTGCTCATACTACAGGTTTAATCTTCGTTTTTGTCTCCTCGTCAAATTCTTAATTGGAATACAAACAGTACCTTCTTTACATCCTGAATTCTTTTCTGGAATATTGGATTTAGGAGTTATATTTATTGGAGAATCTGTGTTTAATTCATTAATTTTCTTGAACTTATTTTCTATTTCCGTTTTAATATTATTTTCAATTTTCGTTGTTTCCTTGTTAATCGAAGTAATAATTATTGGTTTTAAAACTTTGCTGGTATAGACACTTAATCCAACAAATATGACTAGCATATAAATGATATTTTCAATTACATTTTTAATATTCATTCTATTCTTTTTTAAAGGTTAAATAATGAGTTACTCTAACGTAAGCGAGCATTTGTTGAACTATTCCAACAGATGGATCATAGTATTTATCATTATGTTTAATAATTATATGGCCATTGCCACTAGGAAAACAAACACGGACTAAGCTGTCGTTAGGAATTTCATCAAATTCAATCTTTCCACTACCTACTAGTTTAGTCTTGTAGCCATTTCTTTCTAAAAATGATTGCAAATCAGAATCCAAGTGAGTAGTCCAAAACTTCCCTAAATCTTCGCATATCTCTTCAATACTCTTACCTGTAATCATTGAGAGACAAGTTTGACCACATTGCATTGATTTATACGGTTGTTCTTTAAAAACAATCATTTCCAACTATAAATAATTACTTAATAGATTATCAAGCCAGTTCAAAAATTTCTTTACTAATTCCATATCAAAAAAACACTTATTGAATATTTTATAATTTGTAATAGTTCTCTATAATTTGTTTATCCAAATGAGATTTCAACATCAGGATTATTGTATTTACTCTCATTCGATTCTTCGATTGAAAGAGTTCCAGCTATTCCCATTATTGCAGCTATAATTCCATCTATCCGATTCGTAGAACGGCTTTTATCTATTCTGACATTTTCGTTTGTATCGTAAATAGGCACACAACCACTCAACATCCATTTAAGAATCGGATTTTTACCAACTCTTAATTTTCCAGACATAATTAGCCTTTGAAGTTCCTTTGTTGGTGACGAGTAATTAGTTAGTGTTTGCGTGAAAGGCGATAACTCAATACCTTCATCCATTAATTCTTGAACTAATACTCCCGAAAACTTTCGATCATACTCAACATGTTGAGTTTTGTTCTTGTAATAATTATTAATAATAACATCTCTAACAAAAGAATAATCAACCATATTACCAGGAGTTGCAATTAAATAAGTGTCATTTTCATCAACTGCATTTTCTCTTTTCATAGAAGCCCAGTATCTATATGGAACACCATCTTCTTTACTCCTTTTATCAATTGTGTCTTTCGGACAAAAACACCATACTTTCAAATCTCTAAAACCATTTTCATCTGGATAACTAACCATTGCATAAGCGGTTATATCCGTTGTAGAAGAAAGGTCAAGACCGCCACAATTACCAAGCAAAGCGAAATTCTCTTCTTTAATTGGCTCTTGGCATTTTTCCCAGTATTCAGTTTCAATCCATACTTCTGGAGCATCAACCCATTTGTTTAAATGTTTTGTCTTAAAATTTGGAATCTTACTTGGTTGATTTTTTGCCTTTTTATACTCTCCTAATAAAAAATCCATGGAAACAGTTATCCCTAAATTTGGATTAGCTTTCACCCAATTGCTCGGGTCCTCCCAATCATCACTTTCATCCATATCGTGAATCATTATGAAAAAACTATCATCCTCGTCAATACCTTCAAGTATTCTTTCACAACTCTCTTCAAACTTTTTACAAACTCCATGAATGTTGAATCCTGCAGTTGTAATCGTTTTTGTTAATGGTTGCTTTCTTGATGCGGAAGAAGACTCTAAATTTTCCTTAACTGAATCATCTTTGTGAGCATGATACTCATCAATAATTGTTCTATGTGAATTGATACCATCCTGAGTTTTACTATCTCCTCCTAACGGCTTCATAAAAGAGTTAGTTGGTAAGAACTTTATTTCTTTCTGGTACACTCTGTAACCTAGTTCTTGTAACAATGATGAACTGGAGATAAACTCAGATGCTTGAGTAAAACAAAGTTTAGCTTGTTCTTCTTTAGTTGCTCCAATATAAACTTCTGCACCCTGCTCAAAATCAAAAGCCATACAAAACAAACCGTCACCAGCTTCAACTGCTGTTTTACCATTTTTCTTAGCCACCTTTTCATAGGTGTTTTTTATAAGTCGGACCGCCTCCCCCTTTTCATTCGTAGTTTGCCAACCATAAACATTATATAAAAAGAACTGTTGATGCGGGGATAACTTAAATAAACTACCAGCTGATTTCCCTTTAGTATGTTTTAAAAAATTTTCAAAGAACTTAATTGGTGCGAATCCCTTTTTATGATCCAACCAATAACCTTTTTCATCTGCCTTGGATCCTACAAATTCGAAAAAGCGTTTAACTGCTAATTGAATTTTACGCCCTGTAACTATTTTTCCTGAGCGAACATCTTCTGCATATTGAAAAGGAATTGATGAGAGTATTTCTTTAGGAACTTGCATTTCTATTTTTTATCCGTGTAATACTTCTTTTACTTTTTCAAATAAACTTAACTGGCCATCACCCGATTCAATAGATTTTAATTTTTGACGATCTTTAATACTCAATCCAAAATGAGCAGAAACTTCATCAAGATGTTTATCCGCTTTTTCAATAATTGAAATGTGACCGGTTACATTCGTATAGCCTTTCTCAAATGTTTGGACCAATCCTCTGTAACCTAACCTATTTACTTCGGCATAAGCTTTACATCTAGCATCCATCCAAAAAGCTGCTTTCTGTAAGTGAGTTAAATCCAATTTTGAAAACTGCTTTGTACTCACAAATTCATACCCGAACCAATACCACCATTTCTTTTGTGCAGCGTTTAACTTCATAGAAGTTTCTGGCTTAGGCAACTCATTCAATACTTGGTATAATTTGGATTCCTTCTCAGTCAATTCTTGTTTTCTTCCTGAACTCGATTGACTATGCACAACTTTCAATTTCTCATTTTCCATTCACTTTCACTTTTACCCCCCCTACCTAAAAAATTAGTGTGAGTAAAATTCTCACTTGTAGGGGATGTACAGCGGTAAAACTCTCTAGAGATTTACCCCCATACCCTATTATTTATCTTGTTTATAACCATGCGCTTCTTTACCTGACTTACTATTATGACATTTAGAACATAATGGTTGTACGTTAGATCTAGACAACTTTTCCCCACCGTCTACAATCCTTACAATATGATCAACAACCTTAGCTTCTTTAACTAATCCCTTACTAGAACATAATCGACATAACGGTTCTTCAATCAAAACTTGCTTACGAAAATTCCTCCAAGCTCTACTGTTGTAAAACTTTGAGTTATCATTTAACCTTCTTCCGTGAGGAACTCTCTTCTCCTGCCAAGGTTTTCTCTTTGGTTGTGGTTTAAAAGGCATCCTGATAAGTTTGATTCTTAACAACTTCTCCATCAACATACTTCGTTTTATCTTCGAGATAAACCAACGGTACGTTCCCCAATGAACCATTTCGATTTTTCTCCACGATTAAAACAGCGTTCTCTTCTCCAATAAGCCCAAGCTCATCATACAAATCAGGATATCCTTCTCTTACATAACCATAATAGTTTGGACGATATAACATTCCAATTACATCGGCAGCTTCTTCAATTGCCGAAGCTTCTTTTAAATGATATTTTTTAGGGAGTTGATACTTTGATTTTCTTACTTCTCTACTGATTTGAGATAAAGCAATCACAGGAATATCTAACTCCTTAGCTAAATTTTTACACTCTCTTGCTGCTTCACCAACATTCATTCTGATATCCTTATCTCCTGAAAACATTTGGATGAAGTCAATCACTAACAACTCTATTCCGAATTTTCTTTTTAAAGACCTTGCTTTCCTTTTCATTTCTGGAACCGTTAACGCGGGCTTATCATCGATGTGAATTGGATAATCTTTTATCACGTCAATCTTTTTATTCAGAGTTGTGAAGTACTCTACTTTCTCAAATCCTTTTCTCATCAGTTGATTTAAATGAAAGGAAGTTTCTACAGCCACAGCTCTCAAACCTAATTGCTTTACAGACATCTCCATTGAAAACATTCCTACAGGTTTTTCAGATTTAGCAGCAGCTAACATTGAACATAAAACAAAGGCTGTCTTTCCCATTCCACTATCGCCACCAATGACAATAAAATCTTGTTTTTGCCATCCAGAAAAGTGATTATCTAAAGCAGTTATTCCCGTAGGCAAACCAGTTACAGAACCGTTGTTATTTGTTAATCTTTCCACATGTTCGGGAATAGAAACTATTGCATCGTGCCAAGTAACAGCGCTAGAATTAGTGTTTATCGAATCATCAATTAAACTCAAATCAGAACCTAATCTCTCAATCAATTCAATCGTATCAATTTGCTCATCATAAGCAGATTTAATTGCACTTGTAGAAATCTCAATTACTTTTCTCTTGATAAACTTTTCATGAATAAACCTAGCATGATATTCAATGTGTGCGGAAGAAGCAACTTTCTGTGTAAGCTTGATTAAGTAAATATCTCCACCCGCCTTTTCTAACAGCCCTAGTTGCCTTAATTTCTTGCTTAACGTCATCATATCAATTGGAGAATTCGAATCGAAAAGAGAACAAATTCCTTTGTAGATATTTTGATGTTTAGGATCATAGAACATTTCAACCTTCAGAAAAGAATAAACTTCCTCTATTGCCTTGGTATCTACTAACAAAGCTCCTAGAACCATTTCCTCGAATTCTGTTGCTTGTGGCGGTATGTTTGCTTTGATATTATTCATTACCCAATTCTTTTTCGTTTAATAGTTGGTTGATCATTCATAACCTTCACAACTTTTAAATCACCAGCCCAATTAAATTTTAATCTTTTAAGTCTTCCTAAAAGTTTTGACACGGAGTATTCAATTTCTTCCTCTTCAACTTTGATTTCAAAGTATTCTAAAAACCTTTCGAAATCTTTGATGGATTTCTTGTTTTGCATTTCCCAAATCTCAAGTTCTGATTTAGCATATTTTTGCAAAAATTGATAAGCAGAAAAATCTATATATATATGATTACTGGTATATTGATTATGATTCGTCGGGATTTTTCCCGAACCTTGATTGACAACATCACTAGTAACGTGGTCTACAGCGTTTTTTTGAGGTTCGGGATTTTTTACGACCCTTGTCGGGATTTTTCCCGAACCTTGACAAGCTTCGGGATTTTTCCCGACCCTTAAAATCCTCTTTCCTTTAGTCGATAATCGGATAAAATTCTTCTGATCTTTTCCCTTTTTTCTCTGATCAACATACCCCAATTTTACCAACGATTTTGTAATTCGATACACTTTATCATCTGAAGAAAAAATAACTGGCAATTCCCTTACAATTTTACCATATGAAATATTATAATAAACACCATCTTCGAATGTGAAAGCATCTGCCCAGGTACTTAACTTTCCAAAAAACTCCATTAAAGCACCTTGAAAATAAGTAAGCCTATACTTTACGCACATCTGCTGGTTAACTATTATAGAATACTCCATTTACTAAAAGTTGAATGATTGCTGCTTGTTAAAATCACGAGTAATGCGAAACATTACTCCTTGAATTTTCCTACTCTTTTTAAACCTTATCGCAAAAGCAGTTACAGAGTTTCTTATCTTTTCCTCCTCCTTTTTGAAATGTTTAGCCAAAAAACCAAAATTACATCCCAATAAAACGACCGATAAATACAACAGAACCTTAGTTTTATACTCTCCAATAACTAGCGGACTAGAATCCACTAACTCTTTTAATCTTTCAATTTTTTGAGTCATAACTAATACTTTTTTAGTGTCACACTCACACCATCTCTTATCGAGAACTCTGTTTTCTGTTTTGACGAATAATCTCTTCTATCAACTATAAAACCAACTATTGGATTTATACGAGTATCCCATAACGATTTTTCAGATTTACTTTTCATTATTTTTCACTTTTATTACGAATACTTTTTTAAACTCAATAGAGTGAGATTTCGAAGAAAGGTTAAGCATTACATCCAACTTCTCGAGATCATCCATACTCTCACAGTAATGCTTACTTTCTTCTTGACAAAAACTACAATCAACAACTCTGGAGTTATCACCCTCCATATATTTTTTATGTGAATTCATACCAAATTGAAATTTTTAATCATCTTCGCTTTAATAACATCAATATCCACAACATGCTTCGCTTTTGGTTTTTTAACATTGCCTACTCCTAGAATATCGCGAGCCATTTGTTTAGCTTCTTCTGATAAATCAGGTAGTGAATTGATGATATGTTTTTCAAGCGGAGACATTTATGAAATAGTAATTTCTCTTTTTGACCTTCGATTTAATCTTTGAGTTCTTGGAACTCTAACATCAAACTGATTTACAGAAACAATCATGAATAAGTGTAAAAACAACATGAATACACCAGGAACAAATGATTTAGGATCATCTAAACTCAATAGATACTTTTGAACAATTCCAGCTTTACTTCGAACACCAAATTTTTTTCGGATATTTTTAGTATGGCTATGAACAGTAGAAGGAGAAATAAACAGTTTATCTGCAATTTCTTTTTCACTTAAATCACTAGAAATGCAATGCGCGATTTTCATCTCTTGATTAGTTAATGTTTGCATAAGATTCTAATATTTTTTTCTTGCCTGTTTCAAAACCTGACTGTTTATATATATCTGCGATTTCAGCCGCACATTTAATTATTTTCAGATTCCCTTTTTTTTCACCCTTTATAATATCAGATACGTATGACTGATTTTTATATCCAAAAACTTGAGTAATTTCCTTAACAATACCATATGGTAAGCTTTCTCTTAATTCATCACTACCAACTAGTTCTTCTCCCATTTTTATAGTATATTTTGTGCTTTTATAATCTACTATTAGGTTTTTTTGTAACTTTGAATAGTGCAGTGACCTAACTTTACAAATATATAGGTTTTTTTAGATTATTATATGTTTTTTAAGGTTTTTGTATGTTTTTTTATACCTTTTTAATGTAATGCAATTACAATCAGTATGTTAACTATTGAAGAAAAAATAGATTTAGTTATTTCATTATGTGAAAAACATGATATTACCGCCTATGAAATAGGGAAAGAAACATCTGTTTCCAAAAGCGCCGCTCGAAATATTCTTAATAAGACCCAATCAAATCCAAAAAACAAAACTCTAAACATAATACTAGAATACATCGAAGAAAAGATTGTAGGAAGTCAAGCACAAATAGAATTAAAACCTGAAATTGCAGAAGAACACAGAAATGCTGCAAAGAGAAACTTTGAAACTCATATTCCACAGGAAGTAGATTTTGACTCTCTATCTATCGAGAATAAATTAAAAACTATTTATTTTCAGAATCAAAAAATACTTGCAATGGATGATAAATTAGAACAGGTTGCACAAGCTTTAAGTATTTTACTCCTGGATACTGATGCTATTAAAGATAAACTTGGAATTGAAGATGAAGTGAAAAACCAATTAAAAAATAATTTTTAGGTTCTAACAAAAAGTTTCTTCAACTGAAATTAATTTCTATTTTAGTGTACAATTAACCTCTTACATTAAAAATTATGAGCATATTATCGTTCCTTTTTGGGACTAGTAAGAAATTGCCCTACAATAAAAACGTTACGTTTAAAAGAAAAACTTCTGATTTTAAAATAGAAATAGGTGATAAAGTTAACCTTTGGAATCAACCAAACACAAACATTGTTAACCTATATGCCGAAGGTTCATCTGGTGGAGATGGCCTTGTAGGAACCACTAATGATAAGACACTAAGCTATCATCTTGTAAACAATAAAAATCTTTTTTTCGAGAATAAAATAGTTGGTATCTCAAACGATTTTATTCAGCTTCAAATCCTCATTTACAGAGACCAAATTCAAACTCAAAAGAACGAATCGGAAGCATATGATAAATGGATTAATAGATACACTAAACCATTTAACCCAAAAACTAACTGGGAACTTCGTTTTTATACAAACCAAGATGTTAAACTAAATAACCCTCAAATAGAAACTATAACTAAAGAATCTTTAAGTAAATATTACAATGATATAGAGAGTAGTATCTGGCTATCCGATGAAAACAAACATAAACTGGCTCTAGAACATAAATCTAGAAGTGTAGACATTGAAAAAACATTGCGAGCCTCATTTACAGGACATTCATTAGAAATTAAAAATACCAAACAAGAAGATTCTTGGCTTTATTTAGAGGTTGGGACTATTTAA